TGATTTTATCCTCCTATTTCGTGAAAGGTTATTAATTTTAGACGATTTAATCGTCAAGAAAGCGCAGAAAGTAATATTTCTACGCTTAATCACGGCTAAATCTCAACATAATATTCAAACGGCTCATTATATACCCAACCATTCGTATCGGGATTAGGAAAGTTCGTATGATGTAACTTGACAATCCCAAGTTCTTCACAATTTTTCTTAAGGTTTATGCTTTCCATATGAGCAGAAAAGCCACCTTTCCAAGGAAACCGAAAGGTTTTCTTATCTTCTTCATAAATAGCAAGCCTGTGAAGTTTATCTCTGTAATATTGTATTGTTTTCTCCATTGTATATCCTCCTTATATGTGATGCTTTGTTATTAAATCATCAATTAAGAGCAGAAACTTGCGATTTCTGCTCTCGTTCATGACTTAATCAGCCTACGCTGAAGCACTCAGTTATCAGTTCTTCGAGAAAGTCTCTTGTTTCATCATCGGAATCTCTCATGATGTCACGAATAATTCTCAGTTCTTCCATAGTTTCTCATCCTCCATTCAATTATTTTGCAAGGTTTGCGATTTTTTCGTTGATGTATGCGAATGCATCTTCTTTTGTGTCGAAATAATGTCCTTGTCCCCATGTGTAATCGTCATCGCAGAAAGCCCAACACGCAATAATAGGTTGATATTTCGTGTGTCTGTCAATCACTACATAGTCAATTTGGGGATATCTCCCAATAATTTCATACGCTTCCTTCTTTTCTTGAATAGTCATTTCTGAATCCTCCTAATATGTGGTTTATTTGTCTTAGATTGCTTAAGCAATCAAGCGCAGAAACAAGCAGAAATCACTTGTTTCCACAATCATTGCTTAAAACGTGAAGCCTACATATACTTCTTTTGTGCCTTTGATATAACGATATGCGCTGATATCGTCAAACTTTCCGCACAGAAACTTCTTTAAGCCTCTGTCGTAGTCATCTCTTATGAAGACTTGCGACTCTTTAGGCTCTTCGATTGGCTTAAGTGTGAACCAATCGCCTTTTTTCAGTTCCTTTAATAGTTTTTTCTCCATGCTTTATTCCTCCTATGATGGTTTTTATTGCCTCCCTACTTGGATTTAACAAATTGTGCCGTCCGATTGATGCAACCATGTGACACCATGTCAAAAGGTTGGTAGGGCAGAAATGATTGTTTAAACAATCAAGCCCGAAAGCAAGCACTTTTCGCTTACTCTCGGAATCATTGCTTAATCGGTTAATAGGTAATCGCGAGCCTCTTCGGTAATTAATCCGTATTGCATCAGTTCTTCGCATAAATACTCGAGTGAATCGGCTTCGAATGTTTGGTCATCACGTTCGGATTGCAAATATAAGTATGCATCTAAGTGATTTTCCTTAATTGTTTTGCTATACTCTTTAATCTTTGCTAAAGCATCGCAGAAAGGCAAGTTATACTCGCTTTCTTCAAAGTCAAATTCGGGTGAACTTTCAGCACCATATACGCACAACATCGCATCCCAACGAGTCATTAACCTAGCACCAAGATATCTTCCTAATTCGTTCATATTGTTTCCTCCTAATATGTGATTAATAGTTATAGATTGGAAAGAACCAATCAATAATAGGCTAGAAACTATTGTCTCTAGCCTATCGGTTCATTAGTTCTTCTTCAGTTCTCCCACAGGAATGACTTCGAGTATCAAGGTTTTGCGAGGTTTTGTGAATTCTGACAAATCAACTCGCCCGAAACAATATAATTGTGTGGTGATTGCCGTGGCGCATTCACTAGCATTTTTATCGTTTTCGATATCCCATCCTAGAACGTCCCAAAGTTTTAAGGGGCTTTCGCAAATTTCTATGCCATCCGAAGTGATAACCTTAATGCCATCCCATAATTTTATTGTTTTGCTCATAGTTTTTATTCCTCCTATAATAAAAGATAAATTTGTTTTGATAATCCCTATTGATTATCATGGAGGACTTCTCAATTACTTGAGAAAGCCTACCAAAATAGCCAATTAATGGATTTTGCAAGCAATTGCCTTAACATTATTGTTAGCGCATTTCATGCAATGAGCGCAATCGCTACAACGACATTGTGAGAAGTTCGTACCCTCGAAAGAAGAAACCGCGGTATATACGCGATATCCTCTCTTGTTAATCAGTTCTTTCATTGCGTCTGTGGTATCATCCCACAAGGAAGCAAGAAAACATAAGTTTTTCATGCTAGAAACGTTCACGTTTTCGAAATAAGGTAACGATTTTGTGTAGCAAATAAACTTGATTGTGCTATCATTTCGAAAGTAATTAATAATTTCTACCCACTTTTTAGCGTACTCTTCGGAGTAAAAGTCGCCACTTTCATGAATTCTTACGATGATTAACTTATCTTTGAATGATTTACTATTGCGGTAGTACGCAATCGTCTCAATCATGCGAACTGAAAAATCATCTTTGAGTGAGTCGTTATAGTTTTTTTCACGAGAAGGCTTAACTGAAGGATATACTCTCTCAGCCTTGCAAGCGTAACACGCTTTTTTACAATGCTCTGTCGCAAAAGGGCAAGTCTTAATCGCGGGTAAATTCCAAATGATATAACGAACTTTATCGTTATTCATAAGTTTTTTGTTTCCGTTCACGTTTACGTTTAATAATTCTGATTTTTTCATTTGTTTTCCTCCTATTAATGAAACCTTTTATTATTTTCTTATGCCTATGATATAGACATACGAAAAAAGGAAACAACCCTTTCAGATTGTTTCCCTCAATCGTATTTCCATATCGCACAGAAGTGCGATAATTTCATATAGGAGGAGGAATGACCCGTTGATGTAGGCAATGCCACCAAAAACCCGATTGTTAAGCCGTTTTTGTGGGGTACGTCTTCCACAAAACACGTTGTCTATGGCGGTTACATCTATTTGCTATGCTGTCACCATGCAAATAGAGGGCTTAACAGCCGACTAAACACCAACGACATGACGCGATTAAATGCCGTTATTTGGGTCTATTTAAACCTAGTGTTTAGCACGTTCGGGACGGGCTGTGCTAACGGTCTCCGCGCCTGTAGAGGCGTTACACGCAACCGACTCCAAGTGCCTACATTGACGCGTACAGACTCGGTAAAATACCTCTGTGCGCGTGTTTCGGGCGCTTCCTTGATATCCGTCGGAGTGGGACGGCGTGCCCTGCTATGGTGGATATCTATCGGACATCCGAGCAAAGCACGATTTGATGTGAGGTTTTAGTACTCCCACGAGATTGACTCTCATGGAAATGCGAAAAACTCGCATCAGCCATTAAAAATGGCGTTTTTTCTTCCATACTACGCCCTTTTTGCCTATCATGCAAGCATGATATTTGAAATTTCACACATTCTTGGGAGTTTGCTTGTAAAAAAGTGAAAACGCTTGAAAATTAGTTATAATGTTTACATTAGATTGTAAGGTTTATTACGTTGGTATATGATTATCATTAGATATTAGGAATTTTTATTGAGGATTTGAAACATGGCTAAAACATCTGTCAACCAAATAAGAGCGGTTAGTAAATATCAAAGTAAAATGAAACGTTTTACCATGTTATTTAGTATTAAAGAATATAATACTATTATGAAATATATATATCCTATGCCTTTATCTACATATATTCGTAACTTAATCAGAGAGGATATAACTAAACGTATGCAAGCGTTTACGGATGCCCATTATATCAAGGAAAACTCCTAACGCCTTAAATAAGGGGTCTAGGAGGCTCATTTTGCCCCGTCTAGCCTTTAGACATAAATTATATCAAAAACTGTCTTGGATGCCCCTTCACGGGGCTAATAGAGGCGGTTAGCCACTGTTATTAGGAGATGCTACCAAATGAACGAAAATTTTATGACAAACAACAACAACGATGATGATTTAATACTAGTTAGCAATGACTGTAATATAACTATTACAAGTAATGATATAATAGAGCGCCTAAAACAAGAGGCTTCTAGCCATAACTTACTAGATGATGAGGCTATATTGGGATGCGCTACCTCTTTATTCAACATAATTCTCATGAATGTAGGAAAGACTCTTATTAAACCTAGTAGAGTATATTTTTATAATAAAAATGGTCGTACCTCTACGAATATCGATGTTATTAATAAGTTATGTGATATATATATCTATATATGTTATATATATAATAAGGGTTTATCTCTATCTGCTTTTAAAATGTTTTTAGGTTTAGGGATTAATTATATTAATAATAGTGATATATATGGACTTGATGAGGCTTTGTCGCAAATTGCTGTGAGAATCAATAAAAGTGACAATGAATTACAGCAAATGAATGCGAGAGATTCGCATCAGGCTATACTAAACATTGCTTATAATAACTATCGCCACGCTTGGAATGGCGATATCCGAGCAAATGAGATTAAATCAAGTATAAAAACATTAGACGATATACGAAGAGAGAGGGAGTTATTAGGGGATTCGTCAGAGAGTATCACACAATAATGTGATATCACACATTCTTGCGATATATCAACATTTTGCGAGTATAAAAGTGAGAGATTTTATCAATAACAGGTGTTGTGCAATATTACCATACATTTTGACAGCCCTTTAAATGGCTTAAATACGGGCTTTACGGGCGTTTCTACGGGCTTTACAAATATATTTATCTTAGCGTGAAATCGAGATTTAACGCTATTGTTTAGACTAGGACTGTTTTCCATTGTGCAAACTGCACAATAGGGACGGAGGGGTATTTTCGAGGCTTGTGGAAGCCCTCTTTAGCCCCCTCAAATTTTTAAAATTAAAAAAAGACCTTACACTATTAGTTATTTTCAAATTTTTAAAATTAAAAAAGTCCATATAAGCAACGTATAAATAATATATATACATACACATATTCTTCTTAGTAGTTTTAAAGATATACATAGTACCGATACTTTAAAGGTTTAATAGATATATATAACCGATATAGGTACTTTAAAAATTTTAAAAATATAAAAAGGCATTATACTTATAGATACTATGTATAGCGTAGTATTATCAAAAGGTGAAAGATATGGGTAGAGCATCAGCATTTGATAGATGTGTTATTTGCAAGACAATAGAGAGATATTACCAAGGTACATTGTTGAAAAATGAGCATTACATGGATAGATTGTATGCAAAACTCGTTTTAAAGACATTTAAGCGTGGTGAGAAGACGGCTTGTTGGTCGGCGGACATACGTGAGACAAGGATGTATTATTGTCCGCATTGTGGCAGACCGATAAGAATTTATGCAAAAGGTAGGCAAAAGTGTGAAGAAAATGATATAATCGATTAATGACGGGAGATAGTTTATGCTCGGCTAAAACAGTTGACTCTCGAGGAGCGCAACCGAAACGCAGTTCAAATCTCGTTCTCCCGATTTCCGTCTATGACGGAGTCCATACACTTCATCCTTCATAATCTTTCCAATGGTGGGTTGCTTGCAACAGCCCACCGCCCCCTTGTGGCGTAGTCAAGTGGTTAAGACAACGGACTTTGACTCCGTGATTCGTAGGTTCAAATCCTACCGCCACAGTTCTTAAAAGCACTCAGAGAGGAGTAAATAAAAATGTCGGATAGGTCAAGAATAAGTGATTGTAAGTATTGTTGTTACGGGATATGTTGCAATGACAGTTGCGAAGACGTGTTTGGTGACTATCCGAGCGAAGAGTATTGTTTGAAATGCGAACGATACGACAAGGGTGGAGAAGAGGATGACGAGAGAGGAATTTCAAACTGAGTTTGATTATGCGAAAGACCAACTAAACGAAAACAACGCAAAGGCGGTATTCAAGCGATTGTTTGACTTGATGCGTCTTTGTATGGCGGAAAATCATCGCGAATGGGGACTTGAGATTGCGGATTATGCCGAACCAAGACTCAAAAAGATGATGGAAGACGCTACAGGCATTCCGTTTAGAGAATTGCAAGACATCATGATACGTCCCGAGTATTCGGATTGGCGATGGGATTTATATTGGGACTTCATTCTTGAGCAGACATATGACCGCTTCGAGAAGTTTGTTGCTTACATGGAGCGCAAAAGACAGTTTATCAAGAAGTTCTATGAGCCTAGACAGTACACAAGGAGTGGAAAGCCCGCCTTAAAGTTGGTTGCAGAGGCATTGCAAGAACTTGCCGAGCGCAAATACAAGTTTTTGGGCGTATCACTACCCTCAAGAACGGGCAAGGCGATTGCGTATGATACACCCGTCTTGACGAAAAGCGGTTGGAAATACCACGGTGACTTAACTATTCGTGACGAGGTTATCGGTCTCGATGGCGAGTTCAAGAAGATTCTAGCCATTCATAATCCTTGCGAGATGGAATACAAAGTCACGTTTTCAGATGGCGAATCAATTGTCTGCCACGGAAACCACGAGTGGTATGTTTGGGACAGGCATAAAGGCAAGTATGGAAACGTGGAAACCAAGAAGATAGCAGAATGCGTTAAGGACAAAGACGGTCATGCTGTTTATATGCTACCATTGCAAAGTGCGGTGTGCGGTTCGCACAAGTCGTTGTGGGTTGAGCCATACACACTCGGAGCGTGGTTGGGCGATGGTCGAAACCAAAATCCCGACATTTGTGGCGCGGAATCAGACTATGCTATTGTTCAAAAAATAATCGACAATGGTTATCCGCTTGCATGGGACACAAAACACAAGACCACGGGCGTAAGATATTATGGATTCAAGGGATTGCGTCAAGATTTGCAACACTATGATATGTGTCACAGCCGTAGAAAATCACCGAAACGTATTCCCGATGAGTACCTTGTTGCAGATGAGGAACAGCGATTGGAATTACTTGCGGGGCTTTTGGATACAGACGGATGTCTAACCAAGAAAGAGCGCAGATATCACTTTACAACAAGTGACTTTTTGCTCATGCAAGATTTTGTTGCTTTGGTGCATACGTTCGGATGGCGCACTTGCGTAACAACAAACGCTCCCAAAACAAGTACGAGCGGAATTACGGCAAGAAAGCCGTGGTATACTATTGCGTTTAATCCGACAAAATACATTCCGTGTGCATTAGAGCGCAAACAACTTCATGAATTTTCCGAACAAAGAAGAATAGGCATCGAAAAGGTTGAAAAAATACACAATCATGTAATGGGTAATTGCATTACTGTTGAAGGTGGCTTGTATTGCGTAGGCAAAACGCTCAAGCCCACACATAACAGCACAATCTGTATCTTTTTCCTTTGTTGGAAAGCGTTGCGAAATCCCAACAGCCACAGCGCGATGGGCGGTCATGCGGGAACACTTGTTAAAGGTTTCTATAAAGAACTATTAAACCTTATGACCTCTGATGAGTATTGCTATCACGAAATATACGAGCGATGGTATCCCGACCACGTAATGATTCGAGACAAGTCTGCTGAAGACTACACAATCACGCTTGACGAACCCGACAGATTCGCAACACTTACATGTCGTGGTATTGATGCGACATGGACAGGTGCGGTTGACGTATCTCGGGACGGAACACTTTACGTAGATGACCTTGTTCGAGACAGACAACACTCGTTATCGGCTGTCCGTATGGAAGAAACCTTCCAAGAGTACCTCAACAAGATGGTCGATAGAAAAAATGACGGCGCACAGGAATTGATGGTTGGTACGTTGTGGAACGTGCTTGACCCGCTTGAGAGGCTTCGCAAGAAGTACGAGGACGACCCCGATTACAAGTTCTTGCGTATTCCCGCGCTTGACGAGAATGACGAAAGCAATTTCGACTACATTGTCAACGGATTTTCAACCGAGTTTTACCAAGACATGCGAGACAAACTTGACAACGCTGAATGGATGGCTAAGTTCCAACAGCAACCTTTTGTTCGAGAAGGTCTTGTATTTGAACTTGAAACGCTTAAATACTTCAACGGCTACATATACGTACCCGATATAACCCGCGTATACTCCGTATGCGACCCCGCCTTCGGCGGAGGAGATAATTTATCCATGCCGATTTGCTACGAGCATCAAAACGGACGCAGAGTAATCGTAGAGTGGATATACGACAAGCGCACAGTCGAATATACGATACCAAGAGTCGCAAGTGCGATAATCCGACACCATATAAGCGAACTCAGAGTTGAGCGAACGGGTGGAGGCATGTTGCTTGCCGACAAAATCAGAGACGAGTTGAAGGCAAGAGGATATATCGGATGTAGAGTTATCGGAGTGAACGCACCGACAAAATGCTCCAAGGAGGACAAAATTCTCGGAGTTGCGGACACCATCAAAGAAACGTTCGAGTTTTTGGAAAAGGATTGCAAGTTTGAAGGCGAAATACCGCCAAACGTTGAAGTATATCAACGAGATTCCGATTACAACCGCGCAATGGAAGACATGGGAATGTTCTCGGGCGAAGGTAAAAACAAGCACGATGATGCACCCGATGCTATGGCGCAGTTGGCAATCATGACAGAGGATAAGATGAACGGGGCAATTGATGTAATCCCGAATCCGTATAGGGAGGTTTAGGATGGAGTTAACAAAATCATTACTCAAGGAGTATCAGAACCGAGAAAACGAGATAATTCGTCTCGAAGAACGCATTGACCACTTCACGCACATGGTTATTCCGTCAGAACACGGAGTTGTGCGAGGTTCAAGCAAGGCTTTTCCGTACACCGAGAAGTCATTTGTGTTGAGTGGCTCTAACGTAAAGAGCGACAAGGAACGCAATGATAAGTTAAATCAATTGCTTTTCACACTAGAAGAACGCAAGAAAGCATTCATTGATATCGATATCGAGGTAGGTCTTGCGATAGAAGCGATAGAAGATATCGAGATGAGGCAGATTGTTATGGAGAAATTCATAAATCACCTCACAGACAGGGAAATTGGTGATAAAATCGGCTATGAAAGAAGCGTAATCACAAGAAAACTTAACAATTTTTTGAAATAACACAAAAAACACATTGTAAAAATGCTAGGATGATAGTGGTAGAAAGTATCCTATGAATTCCGCATCTCAATGTTAAACCTTTTTACGAAGCCCTCACGAGGTAATGACCCGTGGGGGCTTTGTGTACCCCCAAAAACATGATACGAGAGAAAATAATACGCTGTCCGATATGCAAAACACCTTTGTTTGTTGACAAAGGAACGCACATGGCTTGGATTACAAGATGCAAGACATGCAATCGGATATACAAATTCAATCCAACAAACCGAAACGTAACCCACACACACGAGTTCGAAAGAACAACAGCATCGGGAATGAGGTTTTATTAATGGCATATAGATATTACAACCAAAATACACGTTCATTTACCGCATTGTGTCACAATCGGTTTGGACGAATTGTTATTTACACAAATGCAGACAAGATTGACGAAAGCAATGTTGTTGACGAATTAAATCAAGCGTTGGCTTACCACAGACAAAACGCAATGGAAATCGAGTATCTTGACCGCTACTACAGAGGCGACCAACCGATTTTGTACCGCGTCAAGAAAAACAGACCCGAAATCAACAACAAGGTCGTTGTTAACATAGCAAACTTTATTGTTAAGTCGAATTCCGCAAACCTTACTAGCGAACCGATTCAGTTCGTGCTTAAGAAAAGCGATGACGAAAACAAAGTTCAAGAACTTGAAAACTTGAACAATTGCTTCGAGGAAGAAGACAAGGCTTGCGATGACGGCGAATTGTGTGAATGGCGTTCTATTTGCGGAACGGCATACAGATATGTCGGAGCAAACAAGACAAAGAAGTTATTTGGAGAGTCGCCGTTCTCTTTGAGAGTTCCCGACCCTCGTAAGAACTTTGTTGTCTACTACGACTTAAAAACTCCCGCTTTTTCATGTTCGATTTCGGAAGACCCGAAAGACGGACGTGACATATACAACGTATATACACAAAGCAAGTTCTTCATCATCAAGGACGGAGCAATTATTCAACAGGGTATCAACGGAAACGGAGACATCCCGCTTGTTGAATATCCCAACAATTCGCGAAGAATTAGCGACATTGAGTTAACAATCCTCCTTACCGATGAAATCAACAAGTTGACATCAGACCGAAGCAACGGCGTTGAACAGTTTGTTCAAGCATTTGTTAAGTTCATCAACTGCGATATCGACATCGAAAAGTTCCGTCAGTTAAGAGAAGAGGGTTTCTTCTCTGTAACAACCAAGAATGGCGCGGAAAACAAATCAGATGTTGACATTATGGGACAGGAATTAGACCAATCCCAAGCGCAAGTTGCTGTTGATGACCTTTTCGAGAAGGTACTCTTGATTCAGTTCATTGCTAACCGCGAAGGCAATACAGGCGGTGATACGGGTTCTGCTGTTGAACTTAGAAACGGACATACCGCTCAAGAGCAAAAAGCACAGAGTGATGAACCGATATTCCTTAAGTCCGAGAAAGCAATGCTTCGTTTGGTTCTCAATCGCATGAGAATTGACAAGCACAGTTCTCTTCAGCCCAAGGATATCCAAATCAAGATTACTCGTAGCAAGAATTCAAACATGCTCACAAAGGCTGAGACATTGAAACTTCTCATTGAGATGGGTATCGATGAATCCGTTGCAATCAAGACAGTTGACTTGTTTAGCGACCCCGAAAGAGTTGTTGCACTCAGTAAAGAACGCATTGACAAACTTATCGAGGGTAGTTTGTTTAAAAACAACGCTCCCGAAAAGGAAGACCCTCCCGAAATGGATGATGTCAAGCAAAAAGAGCAACAAACACAAGCGGTTAAATAGGCATCCGCCTTTTAGCATACATATAAACAAATTGCGGTGACCACGTTAGGTCACAACCACAGTTGATGCAACCAACGGAAAAAGCGTAGTGGAGAAAGGAACTTTTATGACAAGAGAAGAAACCAAAGCATTATTGATTAGTTTAGGCATTGAAGAGCCTACAGACGAACAAGTAACTACCTTTTTGAACACCCACAACAAGGATGTACAGAAAGAAAAGGACAAACTTAACGAATACAAGTCGAAGGCAGACAAAGCCGATGAACTTCAGAAACAGTTGGATGAAATTGAAGAATCCAAGTTGTCTGAAATCGAAAAGGCTAATAAAGCCGTTGAAAAGAGCAACGCTGAAGTTGCCAACTTGCAAAAGAAAATCGCTCTCATGGAAAGAAAAGCATCTCTTGCTGAAGTTGGTATCGTTGGTGAAACGGCTGACAAGTTATTTGCAGAGGATGGCTCACTTGACATGAAAGTTTTTGGTCAGATTCTTGCAGACCGAGACAAGAAGACCAAGGAAGACACCGAAAAGGCATTGCTTGGCGGAACTCCCGACCCCGATGGTAAGGGCGGTAGCGAAGGTGGCGATGACGATAAGGATGACCCCTTGGTTAAATCAGTAGTTGAATCCATAAGCAACGGCAATAAACAATCTGCCGATATTATTAACGCTTACAAGTAAAACGAAAAGGAGAATTTACGTATGAAGTACACAAAAATTGATGTGTCAAATTCTCCCGAGATTTTAAAGAGAAAACTCGGGGGAGAACTCTTAGTACCCGTTACTGTAGCATCAACCGCGTTTAGTGGTCACATGTGCAAGGCGGGAACACCTCTCACCTCTCAAGGTGCAAAGGCGGTTACTTCTAGCGGTTCAAACAACGCTGAAGGTATCTTGCTTTATGATGTAACTGATGACAACCCCAACGGCTCATTAGTCAAGGCATTTGCATCTGTCAACAAGACAGTAGCACAAAGCCACAGCGGAGTTTCTTACGACACCGCTCTTATGAATGCCCTTGCTAAAATCGAATTCGAAGCATAGGAGGAAACGCAATGATTATCACAGATGTATTCAAAGCAAAAAAGATTGCTTTAGTTGCTACTGAAGTAGCATCAAACAATGTTCCCTATCTTGGCAAGGGTTTATTCCCTCCCAAGAAGAAAGCGGGTCTTGACCTTTCATGGTTCAAGACATCCAAAGGTTTACCTGTTGCCCTCAACCCTAGTGCATTTGATACTGTATCAGCACTTCGTTCAAGAGAAGGCTTCAAGGTAGAAGAAACAGAGATGGCATTCTTCAAAGAATCCATGCTCGTAAAGGAAAAGGACGAACAGGAAATCGCTCGTATTCTTGATTCTAACGACCCTTACGCACCCGAACTCATTTCAAGAATCTACAACGATGCTCAGACACTCGTTGAAGGTGCTGAAGTAGTTCCCGAAAGAATGATTTGGCAGTTACTTGCTCCTCAGAACAATGGTAAGCCTTCAATCTCTTTCGTTGGCGATGGCGCAACATACGCTTACGACTACGACCCCGATGGTTCATGGGCTTCTTCAAACTACACCGCTTTAGCGGGCAACAACGTTTGGACAGACCTTGATGATTCCGACCCTATCGCAGACGTTCAGACCGCTTGCGACAACATCGAACAGGAAAAGGGCGTTCGTCCTACAACAATGATTATCGCTCCCGAAACAATGTCATACTTGAAGAAGAATGACAAGATTAAGGGCGCTATCATGCAGTCAAACATTCTTGCAAACGTATTTGTTACTGATGCAAGAGTTAAGGAACTCTTCAGAACTGAACTTGGTGTTGAAATTATCGTTTACTCAAAGAAGTACAAAGCAGAAAACGGCAATGCAACACAGTTCATGCCTAACGGATTTGTAACACTTGTTCCCGATGGCGCACTTGGAAATACTTGGTACGGCATGACACCCGAAGAAAGAAGCGGATTACAGAACGCTAACGCTGACTTTACTCTTTACGATGGCAGAATCGCTGTTACTGTATCACAGACAGCAGACCCCGTTCAGACAAAGACAACTGTTTCTGAAATCGTGTTGCCTAGTTTCGAGCGCATGGATGAATGTGCTGTCATTAAGGTATACTAATTGATGCATAAAAGGCGGATAGCGATTGCAACGCGACAAGGAGTAAGCCTTAACTCTTTCCGCCTTTTTACTATTAAAGGCGCAAACCCAAAGGCGGTGGCAAAATGAATAAAGTCGTTTCTAAAAACGGAGTCTATGGAGACCTAACAGTTATCGGACTTGCTTATATCAAAAACAGTAGAAGTTTTTGGAGATGCGTCTGCTCTTGCGGAGAAGAGGTTGTTCGCAGAAGCGATTCACTTAAAGACAGCGCGTGTTGTCCCAAGTGCAAAGGAAGACGGCAATCGGCAAGATTGACAACCCATGGCGAAACCAAAACAAAACTTTATCAAGAGTGGCAAGGAATCAAGCGGAGATGCTATTCCCCCAAAGATTCGATGTATCATTTATATGGCGGTCGTGGAATTAAAATGTGTGACCAATGGAAGAACAGTTACGAGGCATTCAAAGAGGATGTTTCGAAGTTGCAACACTTTGGTGAACCACACATGACATTAGACCGAATCGACAACAATGGCGATTATGAACCAAGCAACGTTAGATGGGCTACATGGAAGGAACAGGGAAACAATCGAAGAAACAACAGAAAGTTAACCCTTAATAACGAGACACATACGTTATCCGAATGGAGTGAAATTTTAAACATGAATTTCAATACTCTGTCACACAGATATCGACAAGGTTGGAGCGATGAAGCCATTTTGACAACACCGATTAAGCAACCGAAAGGCGAGGTGAAAGCATGAAATTTCCCTATAGAGTAATCAAAAACAATATTCTTTACAAAGCGGGCGAAGAAGTTCCCGATGACGATGAAGTCGTTGTAAAGAACGAAGAAGTTAAGGCTGAAGCAGAGGTTGAAGAAGTTCACGAAGAAGAGGCTCATGAAGAAGAAGCAACCGAGGCTGAAAGCGAAGAAGTTAAAGAAGAACATACTTACACAAGAACTGAGATTAATCGCATGAACACAGCAAGTCTTCACGACCTTGCAAAAGAAATCGGTATCGAGGGCGAAGAAGAAAAGAGTGGCGCTCAGTTGAAAGTGGAAATCATAAAGAAGTTAAACGTATAGGTGACGAACATGGCATACACAGCATTAGAGCAAATCCGAATTCGGTTAGATGAATATGAGGTTGAAATTGATTCCGAAACCCACGAAACTCACGTTGTGTTTCCATCAAAACCTAAACTTGAAATCGAATTACAGAACCTAATTGACAGCGCAAAGAAAGACATCAAGGACTACCGCAGATATCCCTCAGATTGGAGTGCGGAAAGAATTGATGCCGACATCGATGAGAACTACGAACACATCGTTGTTGAACTCTCTTTGTACGACTACAACATGAATGGTGCTGAATTCGAAGTAACGCACAACGAAAACGGAGTTAATCGCACTTTTGTCAGCCGAGAAAGCATACTCGGAAAAATCACTCCTTTCTGCAATATTTTCTGACCTCCAAAAGAAGAATGTGCATGGCGATAAGCCGTAGGGCGGTATCCTTTAAAGTGGTGGGTCGGATACCAAAAAACGAGGTAATTAAATGAGAACACTGCGTAAAAACAAGCAACCGCTTTATTATGCGAATTTAATCGAAGAAGTTGATGAATATGAAGTTGACGAAGAGGGACACCTCGTTGTCGATTACGTAGATACAGAAACGGGCGTTACCCATTACGTCACAACGGGGCGCTCGATTTTGTTATATGCAGACCCGATAGAATTCGATGCGAACATTTCGTTCAGCGGTGGCGAAATTGTTACGCAAGAGTATGGTGTTGATAAATCCAATTATGACGCATCTGTCGTATACGATTTAAACAAGTATCCGATAACAGAAACAAGTCTTATTTGGTTTCAACATCAGCCTACTTTCATTGGTGAGGGTGTAATGAGAAGAGTTGACCCCGATTCCGCCGACTACAAGGTGGTAAAAGTCAAGCCTAGCCTAAACTACACCAAGGTATTGCTCACTGAGAGGGTTAAATAACGCTCTGTGAGGCTCAAGAAGGCGGGTGAAACACATCGGACGATACCTTTTATCATCCGAAGCGAAAGAGAGGCTAATATGGCGAAAACAAAGATAGTGCTTAACCCGTTTGATTTAAACAGCATTGACGATGCCATCAGCCAATTAAGATTATACAAACGAAAAGTTGAATCCAAGATTGATTTATTCTTTCAACGTCTCGCTGAAGAAGGCGTAAATATAGCGAAAGACAAAATCGTATCCTTTGATGCGGTCTTTACCGCTGACTTGTTAAACAAAATCCGAGCGGAAAAACGTGATGGTTGTTACTTCGTTGTAAGTGACAGCGAACATACCGCCTTTGTTGAGTTTGGTACAGGTCAATGGGGCGAGGCGCACCCGTACCAATATCCATTCCCCGACATGGGATGGGAATATACGGGTTATCTTTCGGGCAAACACATCCAATACGCCGAAGAAGATTTGGTTTGGGGCGATTGGACAATCCCGAAGGGTTCATACTTTTGGTTTTATTTTGGCAAAGATAACAGATGGCATGTCACACAAGGTATGCCGTCAAGACCATTTATGTATGAAACATATTTGGAATTAGAGAAAGAAAAGACTATCAGACGTATAGCAAAAGAGGTATTTGATTGATGAATCTACTTGATATTGAATCAAGGGTATTTTCAAGAATTAAAAATAAATGCCCTCAATCATTAAAAGATAAATATCCGAACATATACTTTACAACGTCTGACAGGGTTCAGACAAACCCCAAGTTCCCGACAGTCTACGTTCACGAGATGAATCCCGTGGAAGAGGCACAGGACTTGGAAAACCAAACAATCAATGCTGTTATATCTTCGTTCCAAATCGAAGTTACGGATAATTCAAGCATGAGTAATGCAACAGAGGTTATGAACTTTGTTGTAGAAACAATGAAAACAATGCGCTACGGAGTGGTTTCAATGCCCGAGTTTAGCAATACAACAAGCGTTTTTCGCAAGATTGCAAGATTCAGACGAGTAATCGGAAGTGGCGATGTTTTATAACTGAGTTAATTTCACGAAAGGAGCATATTTATGGCAAACGAATTCAGCACCGCGGGAATAAAGATTTACTATGCCGTTGAAACAACTGCGGGAACAAGACCCACAACGGGCTTCTCTGTGATTGCGGGAATTAAATCCACTCCCGACTTCAACCCCGAACCTTCAACACTCGAGGTCACAGATTTATCAGACGAAGTATGGAAGAGATATATCCCAGGTCTTAGAGATGTGGGAGGCGCTCTTAGTTTCACAGCAAACCTTACTTCTGCGTTCAAGACAGCGTGGGAAGCATTGGTATCAGCAAGTGAAACCGCTAAAGCATCAAGCAAGGCTACGTGGTTCGAAATTGCAATCCCCAACTTTGATTCGTTCTACTTTGCGGGCGAACCTACACCCCTCGGAGTTAAGGCATTCAACGTTGACGAAGTTGCAGAAATCGATGCTTACATTACACCCAACGCAATCGAAGGTTGGGCAACAGCAAGCACAAAGAGTTGATAAACTCAAAGTAACCAAAGGTCAAAAGAGGGGACAACGGACAACCGCTTCACAAGCCTATACCTTGTGATTACCCTCTTTTAATAACAATCTGTATAGGAGATGAAAATTATGACAAACGAAGAATTAAAGGAAATTACCCCTGTTACATTAACAGACGAGAACGGAAACGAATACACACTTGAGTTTAACGCAGATACAGTTAGACTCGCTCAGAAGAACGGACTCAACCACGAAGAAATCGCTATAAAGCCGATGGTGGTTATTCCCGATTTATTTGCATACTCATTCAAGATGCACCACAAGGCGCTCTCTCCGATGGTAATCGACAAGTTATGGAGAGAACTTACAGAAGACGGTATTCCCGATGGATTGATTGAACGTCTTGTTCAGTTATACACTAAGCCTATGGAATGCTTGATGAGTGACGGAACTTCAACAAAAAACTCCAAGGTGACAGTAAAGTTCTAATCGTAGACGATACTGTCACGAACAAAAAGACAAAAACTATAATCGAGTTTCTTGAGGAGTGTTGCCCGATTTACATGGCATACGGCATGACATACCAAGAGTATTGGAATTGCGAACCCGAAAGATACTTCGTTTATAGAGAGTTACATAAACTTGACATTAAGAGACGCAATGAGGAGTTATGGCTACAAGGTCTTTACAACTTTGAAGCCATCTCCACAGCGTTAAGCAATATACACCTTGATAATAAACAACACAAGGTAAACAAATATCGCTCAGAACCTTACGACTTGTTTGCTAAACCCGAAGAAAAGAGTGAGGCAGAAGTCGAAAAGGCAAAGCAAAAAGTAATTGACCAATTAAACGCTTGGAAAGCAAGATGGGAAGCATCAAAAGCATCGAAAGGAAATCAATAGATGGCTGTTAAAGTTGCGGGACTTGAAATTGAAATAAGGCAAAACGGCGCTCTAGCGGGCAAAGGTATTGACAGAGTTGTTGAGTCGATGGTGCGCTTGAGAAGTGTTGCGAACATGGCAAGCGATGCATTGCGAGAATTTAACACGCAATTGCAAAGCGTCACCACGAACACCAAGGACGCAACTGCAAACCTCAAGGACTTTGCGAACCAAGCGACTCGAAGCGCAAAGAAAATAACAAATGCTTTTAGTGGTGCTACCAAAGCCATCAAAGACTTTGGTAAGTACCAAGTCGGATTTGCTACAACGGATTGGACTTATGGCAATCAAGGCTTGATGGGCGACTTTGTTTTCGGAGACGAAATGCCCAACGCGCAAGCGTACACACCTCCCACAATGGCTCTTCCCGACAATCAAATGGACAACATTGTTGGTGAGGCTCAATGGAGATTTCTTGACGAAAGCGCAAATTCGGCACAGCAATATGCCACAGCGTTGGAAGACGCAACAAATTCAACGACTCGCTTCAACATGGAAATGCTAAAAAGCGCTTCCGATGCCGATGTTCTCAAGTGGAAGATGGAGGCGTTGGAGGCTCAGTTAAACGATGCATTGTCATCTAGTCCTCAAGACGTTGGCAAAATCGCAAGCCTTACCGCAAGGTACAAGGCGTTGCAAAAACAATTGTCCGAGGTCGGCAAAGAAGCAGACAAAACCAAAGCCAAGATGGGCGGACTTAACAAGGTTATAGGTTCTCTTAAGCGTATTGCCATGTATCGTTTGCTACGTTCAATGCTCAAAGAAATTGGCGAAGCAATTAAGTATGGTTACGAAAACGCATACTTCTTCTCGCAAATGATTGGTGGCGAGTTTGCTTCCACAATGGACAGGCTACACGGCATTACAAATCAAATGAAGAATCAGTTCGGTTCTGCATTCAGTGAATTAACAGTTGCCGTTGCTCCGTTCTTACAATGGTTGATTGTTGAAGCGACAAAGGTTGCCGATACAATTTCAAGGATTCTTGCTCACATCAATGGACAAGGATTCTACATGAAAGCAAAGTTGTTTGCAGAGCCTTGGAAAGAAGCAACCGCAAGCGCAAAGAAATATAAGGACATGGTTCTTGGCATCGATGAATTAAACATCATCAACGATAACAAGGGCGGTGCGGGCGCATCTGCAATTAACTACGATGATATGTTTGAAAAAGCCGATATCGGAGAAGCATGGTGGAAAGAACCTATTGATTGGGTTAAACAACATCTTGAAGAAATCTTACCGATTGTTGAGGCAATCGGAGCGGGACTTCTCGGATGGGCTATAGCAAGTAGTTTCTTTGGAGCATTAAGCAGTGTTGCTATCGGAATCGGATTGATTTGCGCGGGCGTATGGCTTGTTGTTGATGCTTTCAAAGAGTGGAGGCGAGAAGGCGAATTAACCGACTCTGCTTTAGGCAAATTGCTTGGCGGTATCCTTTTAATCGGCGCGGGTATTTCGTTAATCTGCGGTACGTGGATTCCGTTAGCGATAGCGGGTCTTGTTGCATTGGCATTTGCTATTTATGCAAGAGGCGAGGAAATCAAAGCAAAGATTGATGAATTAAAAGAGAAGTTATTTAATTCGCTTAACAACGTACAGGATTGGCTACGAAGCAAACTCGGATTTATTGCTCAACCACTTATACAAATAATAGATGTTATCAAAGCCAAAATCGGTTTGTTCACAGGCTTTTTGAAAGGTGCTATTACTCAGTGGCAAGGCTTGTTAAGGGGTCTTGTGACTATTGTTAAAGGCATCATGGAAAAGGATTGGGCGAAGGTTTGGGATGGCGCTAAGATGGTCTTCAAAGGATTTGTCAACGGCATCATAATAATGTTTGAGTCGATGATAAACCGAATCATCGATGGCTTCAATTCACTTGGAATTGATGTACCCGATTGGTCACCCATTGCGGGAGGCAAGAGTTTCCACCCCAACATCCCTCACGTAACACTTCCTAGAGTTGAATTTGCCGAAGGTGGTTTCCCCGAGCAAGGACAGTTGTTCGTAGCAAGAGAAGCGGGCGCTGAAATGGTTGGTTCAATCGGAAATCAGACAGCGGTAGCAAACAACGACCAAATCGTTCAAGGTATTGAGTCGGGTGTTTACAGAGCCGTTGCTCAAGCATTGTCACCTTACCTTTCACAGATTGAACGCAATACAAGAGAAACCGCTAATAAAGACCTTACAGTTAACATTGGCGATAGAGACATTGCTAGGGCTAACAATCGCGGTCAAAAGATGATTGGTAGACAGTTAATCACAACATAAGAAACACCCCCGTCATAGGCGACTACGGCGGGGGATTTTTAACATAGAGAGGGCAAGCAAATGTCGGTCACAAAACCTCACAATTTGATAATTGTTAACGGGCTTCAGTTACCGCCTCCCATAAGAGGATTCGAAATCATATCTACACAGGCGGTAGATGGTGGTAGAAACGCAAACGGCGCAGTTGTCGGTCAGTTAGTAGGACGCAGAATGTATAAGTTAAATAACATACAGTTTGCGGGGCTAAGTGCTAACGATTGGGCGCAAATCCGCAGAGCGTTAGAGCCGTTCTACGTACCCGTTACGTTCACTAACGATTTAAACGAGCGAATAACGTTAACGATGTACCCGTCAGACATGACAGGCAAGCCTTTTCAAATCCAAGATTGGCACTACGACATCTACGAAAATTGTAAATTTAACCTTATAGATTGCGGGTGGGAGTAAATGTTAAAAGCAAGCACAGCGTATAAGCAAATGATGAACAGCCCCATGAGAAACAGGGGTTACATATCGGTGGCACTTGGCGTTTTAAACCAAGACGCACAGGCAAACGTAAAGGCAAATAGCAACCTTGCCCCGTGGTCTAACGGAAACATCTTTGAGCAAGAGAAGCGAAACCTTGTTTCTTATGCGACAATGGAGCAGAACTTCTTTGCGCTCGATGGTAGCATGAGGTTTTTACCCGACTACGACCAATACGAAGAAAACGGCATTGTTACGGCGGATATAGGCGGTAGCATACGTTTAGAGTTTGGTTCGACATACGCTATCAAAGGCT